CGGTGATGGTCGATGTGCCCGCAGTCAGGCCGCTGACACGACCAGAGCTGTTCACGGTTGCCACCAGTGGCGCGCTACTGGTCCATACGACGGCTTGGTTAGCAGCGGCAGGAAGGATAGCCGAGTCAATGTTGGTTACGTTGCCGATGGCTACGCTGGCAGTTGCCGGGGTAGTTGTGACGGACACGATAGCAATCGGAGTATCTTCAACAATCACGCTAGCCAAGCCACCTGGACGCGAAGTTGCGCTTGCAGTGATGGAGTAGGTAGCTACGTCGTCATACGGGAACTCTTGGCTGTACTCAGTCAAGATGCAGAAGCCGATAACGGTGTTGATCGGGCCAGTCAAGCGCAGCCAAAGGTACGGTTGAGGATCAGTAACAAAGTGATCGAACAACAGTTGTTGGTTGGCGGTGGTGCCGTCGTCGCGCTTGGTAACGCCGTCAATCGACACTTCGAAGGTCTTGTACGTGATCAGAGTGTCACGGAAGCCGCCTACAGAGTCGTCAGCAGTAGCGTCAACAGTGTCAGCGCTCATGGTCAGCGACTTGTTACGAGCAGCGCCCAGTGGCAACCATGTCAGCGTCATCGGATCAACATCGCCGCAAGCAAGCGCGAACTCTGCGAGAACGCTCTTACCTACGAATTTGGAACTTGCACAGTTAAGGGCCATTCTCGGCGCCTCCTATAAGGTTGTTGAGTGTCGCCCACAACTGAGCGCATATTTCAAGCAATAGTTTAACACGTCAGCTCGAAATTAATTTCCAGCCACGGCCTGTTCGTCTCAGTGTAATACGGTCCCTGAATGGAACCTATTGGTCTGATTTGCAGCATGCAACTAGTTTCAAAGTTGGCAACTGCTGAATCGAATAGAGACTCCGCGAACAGCTCGGCAGCCTCTGTATCGCCAAGCGCACGACCATTAGCGCGACCAGTTACGATCACGCGGATATGCGGATACTGGATTTCGCCATTCGGCGAGCGACCACCATCAGACCATACAGCTACGAACTTCTTCGTAGAGTTGTTTGTTTCTTCCCACATTCCTCGACTAATAGTATATCCAGCGGTCGAAACATAAACCTCTAGCCAGTCGCGGAACAGGTTGATTGGTGTGTGGCTCATAGCGACATGCCTCGTTTAACTATTGCATCAATGGCAGCACGAGCATCTGAGTCTTCGAATGCTTTGCGCAGGAATCCAGGCTCGGCGTCAGGGTCCCACACATTTCCGCGTGAAGGATCTGACTTTGATCTAGGGACGTTCTTACCTTGAAGCGTGCCTTTCTTGTCATGCACGGCAGCAGCATACGCAGCCGTATATCCAATCGCGCCAACTACACGAGTGCCGTACGCGGTGATCTTGCGATACTGACTGTTGATCAGGTTACTGGTGTCGATAGGAGTCATCGTGGCAGCGAAACCAGCAGCGGTAATCAGTACTTCTGTTAGAGTCTTCTCCGCTTTCGGTCCCTTGATGTCGCCGAACACTCTTCGCAGTTGCTGCCGAACCTCCTTCAACCCCTTAACCGGCATCAGACAGTCTCCAGCTCGTACTCGTCTTCGTAGTTAAACGCCGACATGCCATGACGAGCGATCTTGCGAATCTCTGCGGCTGATACTGCGTCCCATGCCTGTGCGGTAGTGTCGCCGTATGCGATGCGGTCTAGGTAAGCTGGCCGAGTGTCGCCCGTGTAGTAGATGTCACGCGTTACGAACTCGGCGCCTTCGGTGTCGCGTGATTGCCGCGATACGCCTTCGTGGCCGCACAGGATTAGATAAGGGGTTCCGTATGTTACAGCGCCGCCCCAATCGCCTTCTGCGAGCCTTGGGTACACGGTTGCGGTGTCGATCATGTACCACGCGGACATGAAGGCCATTAGCAGCACTTCCCGCCAGTAGAAACCCATAGGCCGGCAGATGCGCCAGGTTCTGGAGGGATTACGGAGTCGGTGCAGCCGCTGGTGTCTAGCGCATTTAGCAGCGAACGCAGCGAACGATACCGTTCAGTGAACGATCCCCAGCGAAAGGACTGAGAGGCGCCAGACGGCGCAGTTTGGCTGCTGATCTGCCTGTCAACGTTTACGTATCCAGTCAACCCCATCAGGTACAGATAGATAAGCGCCTGAGTGGATGCAGGATACCCGGCACCGTCTAGGCATGGCTGGATGACAGAAACTGTATCAATCCAAAGCTGCAAGATGAAGTCGGGCGGAACCGGAATCCCGTACGCCAGAAAATACGCTTTGATGTCTTCAATGCTTGGCATTTTCGCCACCTGGAAAATAGTTTCCCATATTTTAGCACGGGCTATTGACGTAGAATCTGCGAGGGAATAGGCTTGATTTCAGTCAGCAAACCAGCACAGGAAAGACGACATGAAATCTGCAATCCTTGTTCTCTGCTCAATAAATCACAAATGGATGATTCCAGAGTCCGCCTACGAAATGAAAATTGGTTTCGCTGACGGCTATTTCACCCCTGTCAAATTCCTTTAAGGATTATCAGAATGACCTTCACTGTAACGAAAGCCCGCAACACCTTCACCGTAACCAGCGGCGAAATGATCATCGGCAGCTTCAAAACAGAACAGGAAGCACAAGCCGAAGCAGACCGAATGACAGCAGAATACGAACGCGTACTGAGTTTCCTGTAATCCTGCCGACACACAAGGGAATGACCATGAGCTGCATGACGGAAATAAAAACAACACCATTCGTTTATCGCACAGTTATTATCGACGGACAGACAATCCGCACGGCTGTACGTCCAGGCAAGTCAACTCTTACGCCGCTGCTTTTTTTTAACGGTATCGGCGCATCACTGGAGCTTGTGTTTCCCCTCGTTGCTGCGCTTGACCCGGATCTTGAAGTGATTGCATTCGACGTGCCTGGCGTAGGTGGATCGGCAACACCTCTGTTGCCTTACACCTTCAGCAGTCTTGCACGACTCGTTACGAGAATGCTTGATGTGCTTGGTTACGACGAGGTGACAGTTGCAGGTGTCTCATGGGGCGGATTCCTTGCTCAACAGTTCGCCTATGACCATCCAAAGCGCTGCACCAAGCTCATCCTAGCCGCTACATCTTCAGGCGTTACGATGGTTCCTCCGTCGATGAAGGTTCTGATGATGATGGCGAGTCCTGAGCGCTATACGAACCCTGAGCACATGGCCGCAATTGCGCCTGAGATTTACGGCGGGTCGTTTCGGAATAATCCTGAGCTGTGCATAAGTTACGCCAACAAAATGAAGGCGCCGACCTCTCAACTCGGGTACAAGCTCCAGGGCATGGCAGTCTGGTGGTGGTCATCTGCATTCTGGCTGCACAAGATCAAGCAGCCGACTCTCGTTCTAGCTGGCAATGACGATCCGATAATCCCGCTCGTCAACATGGGCTTCATCGCAAACCGGATTCCTAATGCCGAAATGCACATCATTGACGACGGGCACTTGTTTCTGGTGACTAAGGCTAGGGAGATTTCGCCGATTGTTATGCGTTTTCTTGCTTGACAGGAGGTGGAGCGGCGTCTAATCTTCAAATCAAGCAAGACAAACCACACATCGGAGTGAAAACCAGATGAAGCAATTCAAAGCGGTTACAGCGAAAGACGAAGACATGCGCGCTTGCGTGCAAGAGGCAATCGCCCACTTCCAAGCAACCGGAGAACGCTGCTACGCATCAGCTTTCAGTGTGCTTCTTTGGCACTCTGATCGACCATAACCTAACAGCCTCTTAACTGAGCCAGCCAACCGCCACGAGGATACGCCCATGTTATGGCTAATCGTTCTGCTGATTCTGATCTAAAAATAAAGCCCCATAATCCGGGGCTTTTTTATTACTTCCGCTTTACCTTCGGCTTAGGACTCGCAACCTCAAGCACCTTCAAAGCCTCATCAGGCAGCGATACACACTTACCCCTAAGCCATTGCGGGCACGAGTCAGCTTCTACGATGTCGCCAGCCTCAAGGCCGTTCGTTGGGTATGTGACGCGGAATCGGGCCATTACTCTTTATCCTTTGGCGGGCGACCTCGGCGCGGCTGCTCAATTTCAGGTTCTTTCGCCTTCTCTGGCAATTCGCGCACATTAGGCTTCAGCGCATCATGCAGGGTGTCAGTTTCGATCACATCGCCGACCGATACGCCCTGCCATGCCTTGGTGACTTCATAACGCATTTCAATTCTCCAAATAAAAAGGGGAGCCCGAAGACTCCCCTGATTTTACCACTGACTTATTAGGTCAGCTTAGCCATGTAGACCACACCGCCCAAGCCATCGGCGTCTGCCTTGACCTGAATACCCATCGCGCCCATTACACGCAGGTTGATGTTGGATTCTGGCAGAGGACGTGGCAGAGCTTGGATGCTTGAAGCCATGCCGACCAGCGGGGTTACTACGTCGCGGTTCCGGACATAACCCAGAGCTTCGTTACCTACCAGAGCATAGGTAGAACGGATCTCTTTCACCTTGATGAACTGGAGCAGGTAGCTTTGAACGGTGCCAACAGTCACGCCGTTCTCTACGTACACTTTGCCCAGGTTCACGCCGACTTCATCAGATACCCAGAGGATATCGAGTTCCGGGATGCGGTTAGCGCGCAGCAGGGTAGCGTACGGGCCCTGGAAGAAAGCAATCAGTTCGGCAGCGGTTGCGGTTGCCAAGTTGATCAGACCGCCGACGCCGCTGGAGACGTTCAGGTCGATTTTCTTGGTGTTGCGGTGGTTACGCAGACCTTGCGATTGGAAGCCTTGAACTTGGATGTTGGTCGCGCCATCCAGAGTCAGAGCTACCAGCTTGTCGTTGTAGACACGCATTTTTGCACGCTGGCTATCCAGAGCGAGGTCAATGCCCTCAGTCTGCAAGCCACGGAAGTGACGCCAGTTAACACCCCAGCCTGCCTGAATCACAGGGATCGGGTCAGCGTCTTGACCGTAATCAACGTGGTCGAAGCTGTATGGTGCCTGACCGTCGATGGAAACGGTAACGTCATCCGCAATGTGGCCGACGTTGTTGTAGAACTTGGCAGTCTTGCCGATATCGACAACGGTCTGCACTTGCAGCAAGTCCGAAAGGATTTCCATGCCTACGCCGGTATTGCGCAGCTCGACAACTTGGTTGTCCATCGCGGCCCAGAAGTCGCGGGTGATGCCGCCAGCGTTAACCTGCATACCGCTAGGCATTGCGCTGTTGTAAGCAGCCATCATTGCCTTGTCGGTCTTGTCGAACCAATTACGGTTAGCCCACATGGTGTTCCAGTGGCTTGCAAGGTGCGGATATTTCTTGTCCGCGTTTGCTTCAAAATACATAATTCAAGTCCCCTTAGATGGACACTGCGCGAACGCGGATGAAGTCAGCAGTTGCGCCAATGGTAACGGCGTCCTGAGAGTAGCCAATGATGGTGTCGGTGCCTTCAATGCCTACAGCGCCGATACCGCCAGCAGCAAGCTTGATAGGGGTGTCTTTGGCTACTACGGTAGCGGCGGCAACACGAACTGCGTACTCGCGACCCTCTTCCCAGTAGTTACCGACTGCGCTATCACCAATCGGGTTAGCCTCGGTAATTTTCAGGCCCTGGTGGTAGCCGACATCTATGATGTACATGCGACCTACAGCGGTAGCTTGCTGAGCGAACAGGCTGGACGAGTTGATAACCGCCATAGTGCCAGGCAACAGAGCAGCGGCAGTCTTGCGAGTCTCGGTTTTCATCAGCGAGTCGCCGTCAAGGTTGACTCGATGGTAGCGTGGGTATGCCATTACTTAGCACCTCCAAAGTGGTCAGACATGCTAGGAACTTTGTATTCGTCGCCGCTGTTGATTACTGGCGAACTAGAAACGATGCCGGCAGCGGTTTGCACGCTAGCGAACATCTGATCCAGAGCTTCACCGGACAGGGCATTGGCAACCACTTCGCCGTGAACTTTTGCTACTTCTGCGCGCTTGGATTTCAGGCCGGATTCAGCGTTGGCAGCGATGGCGGTATTAGCTGCCAATACGTCTGCCTTGAGTTTTTCGTTTTCGGCCTGTACAGAAGCGAGGGAAGCGTTAGTAGCCTCAAGCGCTTTATCTACAATGGCCTGAACCTGCTCAGGGGTCATATCTACTTCCTCGTTAACGTTAGCCTGTACAGGCTGTTTAGTTTTGGTACTGAAATATTTTACCATAGCTTTCAAGTTAGCCATGACGGTGTTAGTTTTCACCTTGTACGACGTTTCAACAGTTACTACTTTCGATTCGCCAGTAAGGATTGGATTGTCACCCTCATAGTGATAGTCGATGGTATAAGTGCCTTCCGGCGTCACGTAGATCAGTGCGCGGTCGTCGAAGTCTTGCACGTATGCGTAACTGTCCGAAGTCGCAAACCGCTCTTTGACTGCCTCGCTCAAGACTGCGAGTTTCTCGCCGTATGAGTCGTCTAAGGCGCCTTCGTTGACTTCAGGAATCGCCGAGTTGATAACGAAGGTCTTGTTGACCATCATGCCAACGCCGTCAGCAGGGGTTGCCGCGCCAGTCTCTCCGATCAGGATTGCGTCATGGTCGAACTGCATATTGCGCGCAATCCAGCCGTAACCATCAGCGTTCGGAGTCATCTCGCGATCCAGAAAGATTCCGGTCGAGGTATGGATTGGCTCCTGCTTGTCGATAGCTTCAAGAAGTGCGCGACCATTCTCGGAGTTCTTGGCAAACTCAACGTCGATCCACTTTTCGATACTGACTCGATTGCCTACGCGCTGAACATTGCGATTCCAGGCGCCGACGTGATAAGCATTGATCGCTTCAGGTTGGCGAGCGCTAACGTAATCGCCGTCAACCATCGGATGCGACAGTGGCGCTAGAGTGCCTTCAAGCCCCGCATACGCCTTGTCGATCTCTTCCTTTGGATAGAGGCCGTTATTCATCACGACGCCATCAGGGAGCGTGAACGACGGCACCACGATATGCTCGCGACCGTTATGTTGCTCACTGCGAATTGAGGCAGCGTTAACCGCTACTCGGACGTTTACGCGGGTACTTGTGGCGTCGGCGGTCGAGTTAACGACGAACGACTGTTTTTGGCGCATAGGATAGTCTCCAATAATTGCGCCTAGTTTACCACGGACAAAAGAAACCCCGCCGAAGCAGGGTCTTTTGTGCGGCTGGGCTGGTTATGGGCAGCGGATAAACCTAACGTCCGATAGATCATCATCATTTATATGACAAGTCCCGCCGCCGTAGCAAGTGTCGTCGGTTACGACAGCGTAATCCTCTTCAATCTTCTTTACGGTGTACACGTTGCCGACCGTATAGATGTTATTGCACTCGCTGAATACGCACTCAATCTCGTCACCGGCATTCCAACTGCGCCATCCGCTCACATCTGCACCTTTAACAGCAGCAGCCCCCATAACCGGAGTCATAGCAGGAATCAGCGCAAACCCTTCTAGCGCCAGACGGTTTTCGTTAGCCGCAATCTCTCGCTCGCAGTCTTCGATGATGGCTTGGCAGTGGATGATTGTGTCGCGCCACGCAAGAGGTCCGGATGATTGCTGCCATTGCGCTTCTGGTGCGTATGATTTGCAGCCATCAAAATAAGCATCTAACATTTTCACTGTTTCCTCTTCGTATTGTTCAATCGTGACGGGCTCTACTTCCTCCGCTTGCGGCTGGCTGACAATCCTATACTGCATGATATTGGCGTAAACGTCACAGTCCGAATGATTCCACAAGAAAGCGCTAGCCTTTGCTTGTTGAATGTCGCCGTCACGCAGCTTTACTTCTACGAGAACATCTCCCGCGACCGGCTGATTTCTACCTCCCCGATGCCGCTTCCACTCGCCACCCTTCTGACGGTCGCGCTCGGCTTGCCATTGGGCGCGGGTTACTATGGATTCCTTGTGGTCTTCTGCTAGCTCTTCCTTTGTCAGCTGGTCCACTGGGCAAGAATCAGCAATCTTCCAGTGATCACCAGCAAAGATTAGCGGGCCATCATCCTCCCACGAGGCAATCCAGCCATCACTATCCTGCGTCAAGTATTTAACCTTGAATCCATCTGCGGGCCACTTAGTCAATTCTTTAGCCAACAATTCAACCAATTTCATCCGTCCAACCCTCCATTTAAAGTACGCAAACCTTAGCCTAAACCCAGCATTCCCGCAAGCTGTATAATGAGGATAATTTACGAGGTCCTATTTTATGACTGTCAATGCACCACCTGAGCTGATGATGGCGCTGAATAACCTGGCTGAACGGCAGATCGCTGCCTCTCGTCAGTTGGCTGCGTTTGGTACTGGCGCGCTGGATACAAAGCGGCCCCGAGCGTACTGCGAATACGGCTTCCCTGACAACCCTGGCTTCGACGAGTTCTATCGCGTCTACAAGCGTCATGGCGTCGGTCATGGCGCATTGATGCAGATCCTCAATAAGACGTGGCAGACGAACCCATGGATCATTGAGGGCGAAGACGAATTCGACGAATCCCGCGATGAAACTCAGTGGGAAAAGGACGTTAAGCGACTATTCAAGAAGAAAGCTGTCTGGTCTGCGATCAAAGAGACTGACAAGCGCAAGATGGTAGGCGGTTATGCTGGACTGATTATTCAGGTTCGCGATTCTAAGCAATGGAATCAACCACTGAAAACAGTGAGCGCGGCTGCCATCGTGAAGTTTATTCCTGCATGGCGCGGCTCTCTGACCGTTACGTCGTGGAATACCGACGAGAAGTCTGCTGACTACGGCAATCCGACAATGTTCAGCTTCAAGGAGCATTCGGAAGCTATCGGCGCGGCGACTAGGCAAGTAGAGATCCATCCTGACCGCGTTATCGTGTTCGGCTCGATTACTGAGCCGGAGTCGGTATATGAGCCCATCCTGAACGCATTGATCTCACTTGAAAAAGTTACAGGCGGATCTGGCGAGGCATACATCAAGGCTGCTGCTCGTGCTATCCATGTCGGATTCAGCAAAGATGCAGATTTGCAGAGTATTGCCCGCGCTCACGGAATGCAGCTATCAGAAATCGGGACGCTATACGACTCCGTGGTGGATGGTCTTAACCGTGGCATTGACTCCGCGATCATCACGCAAGACGGCACAGTTACCGCTATCACGTCTGCTGTGCCCGATCCGGTTGGCCCGTTCGAAGTCAACCTGCAAGAGGTGGGCGCTGGCATCGGCGTAGGCTCCACGATTATCGTAGGCCGTCAGACAGGAACTCTCGCAAGCAACGAGGACATCAAGGCATTCAATCGGTTCGGCCAAGGTCGTCGCCTGAATGAAGTCGGGCCTAATTCGCGTCTAGTGGTTGAGTGGATGATGGATCACGGTGTCATTGAGCGCCGTGAAGACTTCGAAGTAATGTTCGATGAGCTTACCGAATCTACTGATGCTGAGAAGCTGTTGAACGTCAAGACCATGAGCGAGGTCAATGCTTCTAGTCTTGCAAGTGGCGAGATGATCTTTAGCCCTGAAGAGATGAGAACAGCGGCAGGCTACGAGAACACAGAGGCGCTTACTCCGCTTCCCGATGTAGAGCCCGAGCCAGAAGATCCGGCAGCCGTGCAATAATCAAGGCCCGAAAGGGCCTTTTCTAATTAGAGGTAAGCATGGCAGGCAGCCCGATTCTCCCCCGCTCAAGTTCAGATCCGACCAGCACCGACACTCGCGAACGCCGATTCATGAAGGACTTCGACCGTCGAGTTAATGCTATCGGCAAAGAGGTTCTGCGCATCCTTGGCGAGCAGAATTACACCGTTGTGACTCTGAATGCTCTTAACGTAAATGCCAGCACCTACCAGTTCCAGCTTGATCAGGCGATTCTCGCTGGCATTGGCTCTGAGATTGAGCGTATCTGCAATCTGATCTTGCTGGAAGGCGGAGAGGCCGAACTATGGGCCATGCGCGCATACGTAGAGCCAAGTTACATTCAAGGCACAGCGGCAACAGCGGCCAACCTAACCGTCCAGTCTGAGCTGTACGCGCTAACCAAGCCAACCCTAGACGCAATCCTATTCAGCCAACCATATCGCAAGCGCATCAGCCTTCTAGCCGCACGCGAATTCGAACTAATGCAGGGTTTCAGCCAGCAGATGAAGTCGGACCTTGCGCAGACGTTAACGCGGGGAATGATCGCCGGCCAGAATCCACGAGTGATCGCCAAAGACATTCAGGCGCGTACAGGCGTTAACCGTTCGCGTGCTGAGCGTATTGCGCGGACTGAGGTTACGAATTCGTTTCGTCAGGCGCGCATGGATGAGGCTCAGGCGGCACAGGTCGATCTAGGTATCAACACTCGCCTCATGCATATCTCTGCCCTGTCGCCATCTACCAGGCCGTCACACATGGCAAGACATGCGCACATCTACACGATTCAAGAAGAGAGAGATTGGTGGGCAATCACACCGAACATGATTAACTGCAAGTGTTCAACCGTCGAAATATTGACAGACTCAAAAGGAAACCCACTCTCCCCCGGAATCATCGAGCGAGCCAAGCGCAAGCTGAAATAGAAAAAGGCCCTTGTTTAGAGGGCCTTTTGTTTTACTGCCAGACTTGAACTAGCAATCCAATTGGCACGGCGACTACTGCAATACCGCCGACAATCTTCCAGAATCGCGGGATACCTTTGTTTGCCAAGTCAACCAGAAGAACCAGCGCGAAGACTAATACACCTGTAAGCGCAATCTTAATTCCGATCATCAAACCACCTCCCGCTTAAACTCAGCATCAACCAGTCTAGCCGCAGTAACCCGGCAATCCACATCGGCAATATCCATGATCTCGCGGATTGCGGTTTCGCGTTGGTCTTTAGATCTGAATCGCAGGTCAGAAGGCAAGCAAACGGCCTCGTCTTGCCCGACAAGCTCGGATGACTTGATGATTACATAATGTTTGCTTGAGAAAATAATCTCACAAGTAATCCATTTTTTATCAGTTCTACCGTGTCGCTCGTTTTTAATCTCGCAAACCGTCCCAACTGGCGGCAACCCATCTTGCGGGCCTGACCAGGGTTTAGGTTGAGGACGCGACTCAAACTCTGCAGCGCTAGTTAGGCAGAAGTTAGAGGTTACATGATGCGCGTTCCATTTGTTATTAAGCCAATAAAAAGAATCAACACCAGACATATCTCTCCACGCCGTAGATGCCGGACCAGTCAAGCAATAATGCGTAGACCCTTCCGGCGCCAAACTCCAATCAACCTTACTCATAACTTAACCCCGTCCGCGTCGAATTGTGGGTGGTATTTCTTTACTTCGGCTAGCATCTGCTCAAGGCGCTCAACTGAATCCTTGACGGTCCAGATATCGTGACGACCAGAGAGATGCGCCCACTCTGCACTCCCGTTGATTTGAGTGATACCGCGCAAGACTCGCATCTCAAACGCATGAATGTGACCGATGTAGCTGGAAACAATTGTGTGTTCGCCGCCAGCCAGCGTGACGTCTAGCGCGAGATTAGTGATCTCTGAGATCAGCTTTCGCTCTTTAACCGTCGCCATAATCAGAGAACCTTGTGCCAGTTTTTATTGAAGTCCCACATTGCATGCTGCGGAGAAATCCCGAAACCAGCAACCCCGCTTTGCAGGTCTTCGCCGTACAGAGCGCACCACTGATTCCCGTCAATGCTCAGTGATGGCCGATAAAGAACGCTAGGCTGCGTGCAGTAGTCGACTATTTGAGATTCAGCTTGTTGCGCGTGATGCGAGATTGAGTTAACCGCCATCATCATGTATTCGTCGTTCATCTTTACCGCCTCCGTGTTGTGTGAGCCGAATCTACCAGCGTTATCAGCTCATGGCAACTGTTTTCCGGAGAACAGTTACCGGCTCACAGGAGTCTGCCGTTTTGCCTGGCCCAATCGGCCGGATGCTTGGCGTGCTTGCTAAGGTTGCATCCAGGGCAAAGGCATTGCAGATTTGAAGGCCAGTTGCTGCCTCCTAGCGCAAGAGGCACGATATGATCGGCGTGAAATTTCTGTTCGCCTGACAGTAATAACTTTTTGGTACAGCTAGCACATCGGCCGCGCTGGCGAGAAAAGATCAGAGCGACATCCTCAGCCGTGTGAAATCCTTCCGCGCTAGCCTTTCTTGCGCGCCTGGTGCGACTATGCGCTATGGATGATTCATGATTGGCTTCTCTCCAAGCTCGACATTTAGCAGAAACCTTGCCCGCGTTAGCTGCGTACCATGCGCGGTCAATAGCTGATGCCTTTTGTGGGTTCTTTCTCGCCCACGCTCGGCTTTTTTCATTGAATGATGCAGGATCTGACGCGTATCTTGACCTTGCGAACTCTGATGCGCATGCCTTGCACTTTGACTGCAAGCCTGATTTGTTGCGCGACATTTTATGGAATTCAGATTCTTGCTTTTCGGTGTTGCATTTATTACAGAATTTCATAGACTCTCTCATCAAGAGATCATCGAAAGGAGCGCGACAGGTGGTGATGAATCACTTTTCGGATGGCCGTCCTAGTCGCGTGCAAATCATATCATTTTCTTAATCTTTTTGGAAGGAATAATCCGCCTGAAGGGGCCTGCTCGATAAGCATTTCTGCAACAGCGTCAAAGAGAGGGTCCAATTGGTCATCGTGCTTATGCGAGTCATCCGCGCTGAAATCCGCCACTTCCGCCAGGAACGGCAGAACCCAATCAGTCTTGGCGATCAGCTTGCCGTTGCTGTCTTGCGTGCGAAGGATCGGATAGCCGTCTTCGTTAAGGATCGCAGGCACGAACACGCGCCCGTTCTTGACATAGCTCTGAATATCCAGGCAGCGCGACACCTTGTTGTTGTCTGGGCCACGGGGAATGGCCTTGATCGGGATATGCTTCTTGTTGGTAAGCGTCTGGATCAAGCCGGTGCCGCTAGCCTTATCCTCAATCGCCATGTGCCGGATCTGTCCTTGATAGGTGCTATCCCATGACGACCATTCGGCCCATGCGTTCTGCGCCGTAGTGATCAGTTCGTCAGCGTCCCACTTGCCGCGCCTAACGTCGATCAGGTAAGCGTTGTTATCGACGCCCAGACCCCACAACTCAAACACAGAGTAGTCGTTAAGCTCGCCTTTCTTCTGCGCTGTGTCCGCGTACACGGCTCGCCACTGCAACGGAGGGAGTACTTCGTATCGTTGCAGCCATGCTGAGTCAAGAAGGCCGCCAGTAAGCGCTTGAGGCCGCTGCATGTACTGAGACATGAACGTGTACTCGTCTCGCTCCCAAAGCGACATGAGGTCGTTGACGTGTTCCATTTCCGGCCAATATGACCAGTATCGAACGCCACCTTTCTCGACTGAATCAGTATCCTTTACCGTATCCCAGCACATTTGCCGATATGGTTCAGGCAGAGTGGTGATGTAGTCCTCTGTAACCAGCGCGGGGATCGCGATATTCTTGAACTCGACACCCATGCCGCCTGCCATCATGAAGCCGGTAGCGTCCATTGTGTGGAGGCGCTGCTGGATGGATACGATAGGCGTAGGGTGTTCTTTGGACTTGTCGCCACGACGAGAGCGGAAGGTGCCCGTCAACCTCGCATTGCTAGCGTCACGCTTCGTATTCGAAAGCATGTCGTCAGGCTTGTTCAGGTCATCAAAGAGCAAGCATCCAGAGAACTCAGGCCCGAAGTAGCCAGCACGACCACCAGTGATCTGTCCGCCTGCTGACTTGCTGATGGTCTGCCCAACGCTGCGGCCTTTGTCGTCGATCAGCTCCCACTCTTCAGCCTGATTGACACCAAAGATCGAAGGCCAAAGCTCTTGGTATTCCTTTGACGCAATAATGTCCCGCGTGCGTCTGGAATTTCGACGTACGAGCGAGTCAGCGTAGGAGACGTTTAGGTTGCGGAACCGGCGCAGCTTCTTTGACTGCACCTTTGTGTTGATATAGGCCGGCAAGTGGATAGAGAAGAACTCTGTCTTCGTGCCGC